ATTCAAGTAGAAGAGTTAAAGAAGCAAAAAGGTTTATAATTTAATGTATGATGTTTACTACACCACCGCTGGAGGACCTTGGTTTAACAGCGGTGCTGATATATGGGTAACTGATTGGATAAAAGAAGTGGCACCACACTTAGAGGTGAAGCCACTTCTTCTTTTCCATAGAAAGAAACCTGTTAATTACGAAGAATTTCCAATTGATATTGAGCATATTTGGGAAACCAATGAAGCAGAAATTGATAGAATCTTAAAAAGTGCTAGAAAAATACATATACTTCATGGTCACTACACACCTACAACTGCTATTCACAATAATTTAGAAAGAATAGATTCGATTGTTTTTCACAATTTAACAAAAGTTTCTTTAATGGCACAAATGCAAAAAGAAGAATATTTGCATTGGTATGGTAATTGGGAATATGAAAATGAATTAATAAATAAAATAAAAAATAAAGTTTGGGTAGGATTATATCATTTTCCATATGAAACAGAAAATCTTCATCATATTCCAAATTGTTATGAATTTATAAAAAATAAAGAATTATTAGATTCCTTTAACATAGGATTTGCAGCAAGAGCAGAAGGTAGAAAAAATCCAGAATATATGGATGGATTACCAAGTTTTATTTCTACTAATTCAGAAACATTTAACAAATATTACAAACAAAAATACGGATTTAAATTTGAAAAATCAAAAATATACAAATTTGATTTTAAGTTTAAAGAAAGATTTTACAATTTAGATTGGGGAATATCACATTCGTGTTTTGATTATGAACCATTTGGATATGGAATATTTGAAGCAATAGATTATGGAAAGTTACCAATATTAAATGAAAATTGGCACGTTCCATTGGATTACAAATATAAAGCAAAAGATAAAGATTCTTTTGTAAAAATATACGAAGAAATGTGTAAAGATGATTTTGAAACTCGTAAAACAGAATTTAATAAATTAAAAGAGTGGATGATTAAACATTTTTCTGACAAACAATTATGGAAACAAAAACTTTTAGATATTTATAACAGATAACTTATACTATTATGCCAAGAACCAATTTATCATTAGGAAATTTATACAGAGCAGTTAGTGGTTCAGTAAGAACTGGTGCTGTATCTTTAGGTGGATTAAACGGAGGAGCATCCAACACAAATTTACAAGGATTCTCATTCGATTCTGTAACAGTAACTCCACCAACTTTTACATATGTTGTAGAGAGCACAACGGAAAATGCTTTCTTTTCATTTGGAACATCTGGTTCTTTTGTAGCAACTAAGGTTGCAACACAGGCCAATAACTTTACTTGTTCATTTAATAACGCAAACTTTTCAGTAGGAGCTGCAACTTTAGGAACGAATCCAACATTCCCTATCACTCCGGCAGCAATAGCAGTATCAAACTATTCGGAAGCATCGGCAACTCTTACTATGGGATATGCAGATGGATTCAATTTAGCAGCAACCAACTATGGTGTTGCATCAACAAAAGTGTTATACGCAGTAGATGTTTATAATACAATAAACCAACCTGATTTCTGTTTATTATTTGGAACAAAAATTCAATTAGCAAACGGAACTGAACTAAATGTAGAAGATTTGAATGTTGGTGACCAAATTAAAGCATGGGTCCCAACAGGATTACCTGATGAATCTATATCAGTTGATAGTCAAGAAACAGAATGGAGATTTTTCAATTCAGAAGTATTAGATGGAGCTGAACAAAATGTAACAGTTGAAGATTTAACATTTAACTTTGCAGAAGGATATTTCTCAATCAATGATGGTTTAATTAAAGCAACTGAAACTCACCCACTTTATGTTTATTGTAATGAAATACAAAAATACAAATTCAAAAATGTAGGTGATATACTTCCTGGAGATAAATTAGTGATGCAAGACCAAACCGAAGTTGATGTATTTAATATTGAAGTAGTTAAAGAAGATGTTGAAATTGTAACAGTTAACGTTGAAAATGCGGACGTTTATATTTCAAATGGTTTAATATCACATAACAAAGGAACAACAACACAACCATCTATTCCATCAACAGGATTAAGATTGTATATTGACCAATACAAAACGGCATCTTATAATTCAGGTTCTGCAGCAGCAGATTGGTTGGATTTGAGTGGTTATAATACCGGTGTAAGACCTGCAGGTGTTTCAAACGCAGCGGGTATCACAGGTGGTAGGTGGTAACCCAACATCTACAAATGGTGCAAATAAAAAAGCATCATTTGCAACATTTAACGGAACTAACCAATTCTTTTACAAAGATACGACAACTAACATTAATGGAGGGTATTCTCAATTTAATGTAAATACAGGTACAATTCACATTTGGGTAAGACCTACAACAACATTGGGAACATCATCTAGATTTATTTTTGATTATGCTGGATTTTATGGTTTAGCAATTGAATCTACGGACAACTCTACATTAAATAGAGTTAAATTTTATGGTAGTTCGTTAGGCAATAGTGCACAATTAACAACATCATTATCTGCTGGAACAAACTATTTGATTTCAGCAACATTCCAACCTTCTGGAACTTGTACTATATATGTTGATGGTAGTTCAGTAGGAACATTTGCATCATCGGCATTCACTGCACCATCATCTACTAACTTTGTAACAATTGGTAGTAATAGTGCAAGAACGAGTTTTTGGAATGGTGGTATACAGGCTGTATTGTTCTACAATGTATTACAAAGTGCAGCAACCGTTCAACAAGTATATAACCATTTCTCAGTAGCATTGAAATAATATTTGATGTTTTGAGTTAAAATATTATATTTATATTGAGAATTAATAAAATAAAATTAAAGCATATAAAATGGCAGAAAAGATAGTATCACCAGGCGTATTTACTAAAGAAAACGACCTTTCATTCTTACAACAAGGTGTAGCTGAAATAGGTGCAGCGTTTATTGGCCCATTTCTAGAAGGACCAGTAGTTCCAACAATCGTAAATTCACAAGCTGAATTTGAACAATTATTTGGAGCAGCTGATGGAACATATTATACTCCATTAGCAGTACAAAATTATTTAAGAGAAGCAGGAACTGCAACTATTTGTAGAGTAGCTGGTGTGGGTGGATATACTGAAACAGGTTCGTTGATTTTACAAGCAACATCAGGATCAGTATCAGCTAGTTTAGGTATTTTATTTAATACCGCAACTAATAATAATATTGGATTTTATTCACCACAAACTTCAGCTTCCGTTGGAGGTAATGGTGAATTTGTATTAAGAACAAATAGTGGTAGTTTAAACATATCAGCATCATTAGATTCTTCCGATGGAAATGATATCGAAGCAGTATTTGGAACTTCACCATTCGGTGCTAAAACTGCATACTCATACGCATTCTTTAAAAATGGTACATCCATTGATTTCGCAAGTGGAGTTTCAATAACTGCATCAGTATTAGGTCCTCAATTATTTACAATTGATGCACAAGAAGCACAAACACCAATTATTGAATCACAATTAATAAGTGGTCAAAGAGTTAATTTATTTCAATTTGAAACTTTAGGTGTAGGCAATTCTGCAAACACAAAAGTAAAAGTTGCAATCACAAATATTAAAGCAGCGGGTAGTGTAAATGGTACAGATTATGGAACATTTACGGTTGTTGTTAGAGCATTTGGTGATACTGATAAGAAAAAGAATGTACTAGAAACTTGGGCAAACGTAAACTTAGACCCTAACTCTCCAAACTTTATTAGTAGAGTAATTGGTGATAGAAAATTATCAATAGCAAATGATGGCAAAATAACTGAAACTGGAGATTGGGTTAATAATTCAAAATATATTAGAGTAAAAGATTTAAATGTAAATGCACCTGTTCAAGCAGTTCCATTTGGACACGAATCATATCACTCAATAGTATCAGGTTCAACAGCTGTTGTAGGAACAATACCACCTGTATCATTCTCAACAGGTTCAGTTGCACAATCAGGTTCTGTATTATTTCCTGGTATTGATTTAGATAATAACAATGATAATAAATTATATTTAAAACCAATTCCAACAGGTGCATCAAACGCAGCTAATCCAGAATTTGGATTAGATTCTGCATCACAAAATTCATTAGTAGTTGGTGATAGTAGAGCACAATTTATTGTAGCATTTCAACATGGTTTTGATGGAATGAATCCAGCAACACCAATATATAAAGGCTCTGATATTTTACCTGGAAACACACAAGGATTTGATTTAACAAACTCTACATCAAATGGTTCAATCGCATATATGAAAGCAATTAATGCTTTATCAAATGCAGATGAATTTGATATCAATATGGTAGTTGCACCTGGTGTAAACAAAGCAGACCATTCTTATGTTTGGACATCTATTTTAGATATGGTTGAACAACGAAATGATGCATTCTTTATCGCAGATGCAGGAAACGCTGGTACATCTTTAAATGCTACTAACACAATTGCACAGGGTGTGGATTCCAATATGGCAGCCGTTTATTATCCTTGGATTAAAACAATTGATGTAAACACAAACAAATTAATCACAGTTCCACCATCAGTATTACTTCCAGGTGTATTCGCAGCAAACGATAGAGTAGCAGCAGAATGGTTCGCACCGGCAGGTTTGAATAGAGGTGGTTTAATTGGAGCAGTAAGTGTATTGAATAGATTAACACAATCTGAAAAAGATTCATTATACGAAAACAAAGTAAACCCAATCGTACAATTCCCTGGACAAGGTATTGTAGTATTCGGACAAAAAACATTACAAGATAAACCTTCGGCATTAGATAGAATCAACGTAAGAAGATTATTATTGACTGTTAGAAAGTATATCGCATCTACATCTCGTTTCTTAGTGTTCGAACAAAACACTTCAGAGACTAGAAATAGATTCTTAAATATCGTTAATCCTTATTTAGAATCAATCCAACAAAGACAA